ATGAACGCATGTCGTTGAAGTCTTCAATGTGGCCGACAACACCGTTCTCATCTTCGATATACCAAGCGAAGAACATCTCGCCGTTGTCTCTATACATTCTTGCAGTTGCTTGTAACATGGATAACTATCCTTCAAAGTATTGTGAACAACTAACTAGAAACCCATTCTCTAACTACTTGCTCACTTATATACATGCCAAAACCATGCCAGTTTATACATCTATATAAATCAATAACTTAGCAAAACACACCAACACCATAATAGTGCGCTACACCACTAACATGCACCATTACTAATCAACTAATCCCCATTATGAAGCATCTTGTTGATAACTAGGCTTTATTGTGAATAACTTTAAAGGTTGTGGATAACTAAGAATAAAGTTAAGACACACGTCTAAGACAATAGGTCTTAACACTCTTAAGTCTAACCATACTATATCATAGATAATTTAGGTGTCTGTATTACTGTATAAGAGACGCTGTAAAGGGTTCAAAGAATGAATGGGGGGTTCACCCTTCCCGCTCACCTGCTAGACTGTTTAAACCCTTCCCTTGCTCGTCATTACTTGGGTTGGGACTGGTTGCACGTCATCACACGCTAGGCAATGACAGTAGGCGCAGTGAAGTGGGTTTGAGGGTGCTGTAGGGCGTGCCCCCAACCTATCCCCCCCATAAAAAAATTTACCTTTTTGGTAGACTGTGGTTTTGTCAGTTGCCTTTGATGGCTTAGACCTATGTGAGTACCCACTTGCGTAGGTCTTTTTTTATTGGTAGTATGTAGTTATTGGTAGAGAGGTAGATATGGATATACAGAGTATTGGGTTAGAGAGAGGTTTAGCGATGCCTACGCCGAGGGTTGTGTATGCCTATCCTTATGAGGAGATGGATGTGGGGGANAGTTTTACTGTGCCTGTGTCTGCTAGGCAGAAGGTGTTGAATGCGAACTACAGGGCTAGTAAGAGGTTGGGGTGGAGGTTTACTGCCAAGACGGATGGTGAGGTCATCCGTGTGTGGAGGATGGCGTNAGTGANGCNNACTGTTGTGGATGGAGGAAGATGAGTTGCGCTACCTAGTGGTTGCGTTGGCTACTCGTCTTTGCCAGACAAGGGAGGTTGTACAAGAGGCGTATGAATATGGATACAGACAGGGATATACAACAAGAGCTTTACAACTCACGCCAGAAGTTGAAGTGGGAGATGAACAGGGCGTTGTCCTGCATTAGCAATTCCAGTAAGAGGAAGTTGGCTGCGGAGTGGGAGGATAAGTACAGCGCCTTGTTTTACAAGGAATTGATAGCATGTGCTAGAAGTAAGCAGGTGTGTCGCACTATTGCTGACTGGAACTTAGAAAAGATGAAATGAATTTTGATTTAAAGAAGTTCTACAAGTTCTGCTCCGAACTCAAGATTGAGACGAAGGAGGAGGGCTTGAAAAAGATGGGCAAACTGCTGGGCACCCAGACGTATGTCATGGAAGAAATACAGAAAGGCCTAGATGAGGATGTCCACTTCTTTGTTATTCTGAAAGGAAGACAGCTTGGCATTACTACCATTTCCCTCGCTCTCGACTTGTACTGGCAATTTACTCACCCCGGCTGGCAGGGAACACTGGTGGCAGATACAGAAGAGAACAGAGATATGTTCCGCTCTACTCTTGCGATGTACATGGACGGCCTACCCAGAGAGTACAAGATTCCGCTGGTGGCCCACAACCGCAATCAGATGGTTCTCAAAAACAGAAGCCGACTGTTCTATCAAATCGCTGGCAATAAGTCTCGTCTGGGGCAAGGCAAAGCTATCACTTATCTGCATGGCACGGAAACCGCCTCGTGGGGAAACGAAGAAGGACTTGCCTCTTTGATAGCCTCCCTTGCAGAAAAGAACGCAGAACGGCTCTACATGTTTGAAAGTACGGCGCAGGGGTTCAACATGTTTCACGACATGTACAAGACCGCCAAAGCCGCACGCACACAGCGTGCAATCTTTTGTGGCTGGTGGCGTAACGAATACTATTCTGTTCCTGCTGACTCCAACATCTACAAGGTGTACTGGGATGGCAAGCTAACAGGGGAAGAGAAAGAGTGGCACAAAGACATCAAGAAGATGTACGGGTTTGAGATTAACTCCCGTCAGATGGCTTGGTGGCGCTGGAAGATGGCAGAGGGTATAAAGGATGAGAGCCTGATGTATCAGGAGTTCCCGCCTACTGAAGACTATGCCTTTGTCATGACAGGTACAAGTTTCTTCTCTAACAGTAGGTGTACAGATGCCGCCAAGCAAGCCAAGAAAGACCAGCCAGACCACTTCCGCTACATCTTTGGACAACTTTTCCAAGACACAGAAGTTGTCCCGTCAACAGAGCGCCTTGGCACACTCAAGATATGGGAAGAGCCTATCGACACAGCGTATTACGTCATCGGTGCTGACCCTGCTTACGGAAGCTCAGACTGGGCTGACAGATTCTGCATCCAAGTCTTTCGCTGCTATGCTGACGGTCTTGACCAAGTTGCCGAGTTCGCCACGAGCGAAATGAACACCTACCAGTTCGCTTGGGTCATCGCCCACCTTGCTGGAGCCTACAAGAACTCCACCCTAAACCTTGAAGTCAACGGCCCCGGTCAGTCTGTCATCAACGAGATACGTAACCTTAAACGACAAGCCGTAGCCACTGGCGGACAACTAGGCAGAGGTCTGCTAGATGTGCTGGGGTCAATGACCAACTACATCTGGAGAAGAAACGACACCCTTGGTGGACTCTCTAACAGCATCGGCTACCTCACCACCTCCAACTCCAAAGAGCGCATGTTGCAATACATGAAAGACTTTTTTGAGAGACAGATGATGACCATCCGCAGCATGGACACACTAGAGGAGATGAAAACCATCGTGCGAGAAGACGGCTTCATAGGCGCACCCGGCAGAGCCAAAGACGATAGAGTCATCGCCTGTGCGCTGGCTACCGTAGCATGGGCAGAGCAAGTTCAGCCCCGCCTCATCATGGCAAAGATAACCAGAGAAATCTCACACAGGCAAGAAGACTTCACCCCTGAGCAGGTAGCAGTGGGAAGAAATGTAAGTGACTACCTCAAACGAATAGGAATGTATGGAACAGGGTAAATTCAATCGCTACACTAAGTTAGCACTCACTACCGTTTATTCTGAGCCGGAGGATGGAAACTTCCACACTCAGTTAATCCCAAAAATGGTAGACCAGTTCTTCAAACCGCAAGAACTAGATATTGCGAGTTTTATTTTGGACGTAGGCTGTGGACAAGGCACGTTCATAGACTGCGTAAAAGAACTCGGCTATACAAACGTCATTGGCGTGACCTACAACAAAGAGGATGTGGACGCTTGTAACGCCAAGAAGCACACCACCATACAGGCAGATATGTCTGACCTCATCCCTATTGCCAACAATAGCATTGACTTTATCTGGTGCAGACAAGCCCTAGAGCACTCACCCTACCCCCTGTTTACTCTCTACGAGTTCAACAGAGTCCTGCGTACAGGCGCACAGATGTACATAGAAGTCCCTGCACCCGAATGCTTGCGGGGTTTCGAGTTCAACCCTAATCACTACTCCGTTCTTGGCGACAGAATGTGGGCATCACTACTTACAAAGTCAGGGTTTACCATTAAAGACTCATCCTATTTTGAGTTTGAGTTAATGCAAGAGGGTAAGAAAATCCCTGAGAAGTATCTTTGCTTTACGGTAGAGAAAAATGCGAGCATTACCGAAGGCTGAACTCAAGCGTCAGATGAAACGCTTTATTGCTGACAAGAACAGAGGTATCTCTATCAACCTCTTTTGTGAGCTTGCGGGGGTTTCGCCTGTCCATTTCAGAGATGTTTTTGATACTGAAGTACATCCACTCACAGAAAATATACAGCGCAGGGTTAACAAAGCCTACATGCAGTGGAAAGCAGGGGCGGTCAAGATAATGAAACGTATCGACAACACCCGCTACGTGGACTACAGAAAGGTTGCACAGCCCCCAATTATTCATGCAATGGGGCTAAAAGTAACCTCAGACGGCATCAAACTGCGTGTTGGCATGGTCAACCGACACGATTACAGCGAAACAGACCTAAACGAAGCACTCAGGGGGTAATATGGCAGTTCTCAAGGACTATTTTTGTACACAACACGGAATATTTGAGTCAAGGGAGGAAAAATGCCCTTGCAAGCCCTGTACAGGGGATATTTCTGTTGTATTTCTAAAACCAGTGGGTATAAAGTCCGAAAAGACAAAAAGAACGGAGAAAACCGTTAAAAACTTGGCTTTAGACTTTGGCATGACCGATATTAAGACCACACGTGAGGGTGAGTACCAAGAAGGTTACATGAAACGCAATAACAAGTTGTCTGACAAACAATTTGCAGAGGCTACAGCCGCTATGGAGCACAACAACAANATGCAAGCCCAACAACAACGCCCCGGTGACTCCGTAATCTGGGGTGGTGGCGGTAATATCAATATGAAGTCCGTTATGGGTGGACAATTTAAATCTGTTAACGGAGAATCCGTNGGAATTAACCCCCGGGCAGCGGGTAATCTGTCTGGCCCAGCGCCAGCAAGTTATATTGCTGACCACGAAAACTTGACTGTGAAGAAATCATGAGAATACCTACCAATGCGCTAGACAGGGAACTCTTCTACCTTGACCTTATCCAAAAGTGTTTAGTGTCTCGTGACGAGCGGAAAGATGATTACTCCTCTCTGCGTAGTTGGTATTTGTTTGGCAACGGGCCGTCTGACACCCCAGCCATCTTCAACAAAATATTTCCACACATTGACCAACTCACCTCGTTCCTCTACTCAGCAGAGACAACAAGGTTCTC